GGATGGATTGTATACATTGATAGTTTCTATATTGATACTCTGTGTGCTTGTAGACACATGGCTTATACCACCAGAAGCTCCTGTTATCATAGCTGAAGAAACAGGTGCTGCTCCTCCTATTAGTCCTATCATATTAAGCTCTGCTATGGTGTCAAGACCAAACTTGTCAACAGCAGCTTTTCTCAAAACAAACTCTCCAGACTGGAGAAGATATGTGCCTGTTCTCTGAACAAGACCTCCACTGTGAAGGGTATCTATTGTACCTACATCATCATGGAAGGGTACAGCATTCCAAGCTCTAATAAGTCCATTGATAATATGAATGATTCCATTGATAGCAGCTTTGATGCCACCAGTTATTGCACCCCAGACAGAGTCCCATACAGCTTGTATTCCATCCCACACATGAGACACAACATTAACTATTGGGTCAATGATAGCATGCCAAGTAGCAACAAGAGCATTCCAAACCCCTTCAACCACTGCTTTAATTCCTCCCCACACAGCATTCCAAGCTGCACTTAGGGCATTCCATATTGCCATTGCTATAGCTTTAAGTGGCCCAAAGATGGCATGCCACACAGCTACAATGGCATTCCAAATAGCTAAGAGTACTGTCTTAACAGTGCCCCAAACTGCTTGCCATACAGTTACAAGGACATCCCAAATTACAGAGGCAACTGCAACTAAGACATCCCATATGGCATGAAAGATTGCTGAAATAACATTCCACACAAACTCAAGGACACTCTTGATAACCTCCCAAATCTTAGACCAAACAGCATAGACAGCATCCCAGATTATTTTCAAGGCACTTACAAAAGGTTTGCCTACAGCATTCCAAATTGTAACTAGAATATTCCACACCCATCTGAATACAGCCACAATAGCATTCCATGCTACTCGGAAGGCCTTGGCAACTAGCTTCCACCAAGCCATGATAAGACCAAAAACAAACTTGACTGTATTCCAAAGGAATCTGAAAACTGCTACAATAGCTTGAATGACTACTTTGACTACAACAGCTGCTCCTCTAAGTACTGCCACAAATACCTTGATGATTGGTATTATTATTGTCCCAAAAATCCAACCAAGGACTCTGAGCCAAGTGGTCACTATTTTCAGACTGACTACCATTACTACACCAATGACTTGACCCACAAGCTTAATGACTGGCCAAAGAGCTTTGAGTACATTCCATAGCTCCTTGAACAAACCCCACACTTGTTTCAGGACTCCCATCAATGGGCCTTTAATGTGATTCCAAATAGATACAAAAGCTTTCCATAGTTGAGTGACTGCAGACCACACAGCTTTAAGGACTGATAGCAATGGGCCTTTGACTTTCTGCCAGGCCTCTCCTAACCATTTCCAGACTGCTTGCCCTATCTCCTTAAGCTTGTTCCACCATTCAACTAAAATGGGTTTGATAGCATTCCAAAGATTGGTTACAACAGGCTTAATCTTGTCCCAGTATTTAACAATCAGAGATATGACTGCTACAACACCTATCATAATAGCTATGAAGATTCCAATAGGTGCTGCTGCTCCTGCCAAGGCAGCTCCAATTGCTGGCCCAATAGCTCCAATGATTGCTATAAGACCACCTATAACTAGAGTCACACCAACAATAGCCATTCCTATACCAATAAACTTTTTCACAGGTTCTGGAAGTTTGCTAAAAAAATCAGCTACAATCTTTAGCTTGTCAGCAAGCCACTTGAGTGCTGGGATAAGAGCATTACCAACACCAATAACAAACACCTTAAATACATTGCCAAGTATCTGCATTTTAGCACCAAGTGTATTAGTCATTTTGGCAAAAGCTCTTTCTGTCACTCCTGTAGAGCTACCCATCTTACCCATCATCTCAGTATAAGTAGCTCCACCATTAGCCATAAGATTGAGCATACCAACAAGTGACCTTGAGCTTGGAAACATCTTCTTCATTTCAGTGGATACAAGACCTTTAGCTTCAGCCAAAGCTAGAAACTGCTCTTCATCATCTCCAGCTGCTGCTGCCACCTCTTTAAGGCTTGCTGTCTGTACTCCAAAGTAACCTTGAAGTTTTCCTAGTACACCTGTTAGACCTTCTTGCTGAAGTGCCACTTGAATTGTCTTGTCTGAGAGTGTACCCCAAACTTGAATAAGGCCTTCTGATGGGCCAAGCAAATCATTGATTGTAGCTCTTATAGCAGTGCCAGCAACCCTTACAGGTAGACCTTGTCTAGTCATAGTAGCAAAAGCAGCTCCAAGCTCTTCAACTTTTATGCCAGCAGTAGCAGCTAAACCTGCTACCATAGTCCAAGCTGGTGCCAAATCCTCCATTCTAGTCATGCCCATAGCTACTGTCTGGAACATGACATCACTTACTTGACCTGCTTTTGATGCTTCTAAACCATAGGCATTAAGAGTCTTAGCCAATACATCAGTTGTAACTCCTGTATCAGTTAGACCTGCCACTGCCAGCTTAGCAGCTTGTTCAAGTACAGTCAAACCTTCTGCTCCAGCAAAGCCAGCAGATGTGACCCAATAAAGGCCTTCTGCTAGAGTGGAAGCTGACTGTGGTACTCTTGTAGATAAATCAAGAACCTTATCACCAAGAGCTTTGATATACTTCCCTGAAGTGCCATCCATGAGAGTCCAAATCTCATTCATCTTGCCACCAAATTCTCTGGCAGCATCAACAGCACTACCAAGTGCCTTGAGCATGAGGCCACCAGCTATTACACCAGCAGCCCCAACACCCAATAGCTGTTTATTCAAAGCAGAAGTAGCTTTACCCATAGTGCCCATAGAATTAGCTACACCAGTCATTACTCTAGTAGCTTCATCTTTGGCACTTATGAGGTATTCTATTGAACCATAGGCCATAACTCTAACCTCTTGCTGCTTCCTCTTGAGCCTTAGCCTTGACTTGGTAATATGCCAGCATTAGACCAACATCTCTATCTGACCATGTTGAGTATATTTCTGATGGTTTCACTTTCATTTTATCTGCCAAGAAACAGACCTGAAAGATGTAACCAGATACCTTGTCTTCATTCCTAATCCCTTTCTTTATAATTCCAAGGCATCACGCATTACAGATTCAACATCAAAGCCAGACAGTTTTGTTATCTGCATCACAAGGAAGGCAACATCACCAGCAAGAGCATTCTCAAGATATGATGCTTTAGGTATCTTTGGCTCAATAACATTAGCCAATATAACTTGATTCTGAATCCAATCTTCATTCTTGACAATTTTACTCTTCTCACCTTTGCCAGACCTAATCATGGGTGCTTTCCTTCTTATCTCTTTGAACTCCTTTTGAGTCATAGCCTGGATAAGTATTCTGCTACTCCTACCAGGTAGCTCTACCCACTTAGTTGGTCTTTCAGCATCAGGAGAAAGCCAATCATCAAGCTTCACAATTGGAAGCTCATCCATTGCCTCTTCTGGCACATACTCTTCACCAGCATCATCTGTCAATGGTGGGGCTGATTTAGACCTGTAACCATAATCTTCACCCAGTGTAATAATGTCTTGTGTCATTTTACTCTCCTTTCAAAAGACATTAATCAACATCATATATATCTTCAATGTCAGTGATGCTGAACTCAAGAGGTTTCTCAACATACTCTCCATCCTTCAATTCAAAAGCATCACTGCCAAGTATACACCCCTTAAGGAGATAACCAATAAGATTAACTGCTCCTGTTGGGCTACCACTTCCAGCATCTTTTACCTGAATAGGAAAATCCTCAAAATCAATCTTGAGGTCAAACTCTTCAGGTACTCTGTCAGCATGTGACCTATCTGTAGTAATATTGGTAATACCATACAGCTGAGATACCATTGCTGAAGTAAGGAAGTATGCAGTGGCAGTACCTTTAGCTTCATAAACTCCAGGCATTGACTCATGCTGCTTAACTCCAAGCTGCTTCCTCTTATCAAGGTTCCAATCTTCACTAAATTTGACACCATATATTTCACTGGCATCTTCATAGGATACTTCACCACTACCAGCAATAAGTATGGTGGCATCCCAACCATGCATCGGCTGATATAGAGCCATTTCAAACCTCCTTCAATTGAAACACAAACACATCAGCAGTTAGATACTTGTGATAGAAATTAGGGAGGCCTCCTTCACCTACAGCTTCTACTGTCCCTGAGAAGGCAAGTTTGACTCTTAACTTCTTCCACAACTCTCTTTGCATTCTTTTGAGTACAACTTTTAGTCCATCAGCAATATCCTTTGTCTCTGGTGGTGTCCTCCCCCAAACATCAAACCTAAATAGGTGCTGGTCTGTCCAGCCTATCATGTCTGAAGTTGATGGGACAGCATCCTCCTTGAAAAGCATCACTGGGACTGTATCTTGATTTGTTATAGTTATGTAAGGCTTTTCTGGTTCTGCTGTAAAGTTGCTTTGACCTGATTGCAAGTAATCAGGATTTGAAGCTGTTATGGTTAGAGGTTTTGTTGGAAACAGAATTTGCATTTTGGCTTTTATACCAACAACAGCAGGGTCAGCATAACCATTTATCAAAAGCTCTATAATTTCATTTGTGTTCAGCACTATGTCATGGTCAAGCATTTCTGCTCCACTTCTTCTTCAGCTTTGGCTTGATACTCTGACTTGCTGTGTAATCAAGAAAATCTCTAAGCACTGGTTTTGGTGCATCTTTCAGGCCTCTAGGTAAAACTTGATAGAGCTTTATGGCATCTGTAGAGGCTATGTGAAGTGCTATATAGATGTCTTCTTTGTAGACAAAGGTAGTAAGTATTTCAGCCACAGTCTCTTGACCATCTTCAAGTATGGCAAAATGTTTCTCTATTTTCATTCAAATATATCCTTTATGTCATCAGCAATTGTATTCTTGTACTTCTGTGCATTTTTCCTTTTGGCTATTTCCATCCAAGACCTAGCAGGCATGCTGCCACCTTTCCTATTTGACCAACCATCATGGACAGGTATGGCATAATCAGCATCATTGAATACAAGCCAAATACCTAGAACAATTCTTCTTATGTGATGGCTTCTTCTAAGATTCTTTGTTCTCTTGTAGACAGATGAACCTTTCTGACTATAGATAAGAGCATCAATCTCAGCTATACAATCTTTCAGAAATTCTTTGGCAGCTTTACCAACAGCCCTATCCACTCTCATATCAAACTTTGAACCAAAGCCTGCCATCTGAGCAGCCATCTTATCAATATTGCTTGATATGCTCATCAACATCATTAGCTTATCCTCTCAGCAGTAAATGACTTGTAGATAATTTCATCTACAATAGTGACCCTATCTCTGTCAGCTATTCTGTAAGTGACACTATCCCAAACCATTTCCTTGTAAACATACAAATCCACATCTGGAGAAAGATACACCTTGCAAGAACCTGCCTTAGCAACACCAACATCTGCCACATACTCCTTCTGACTATCTGAAGTTGGAAAAATAAAAGCTTTGACAGTCTCATCTTCTCCAGCATTTAGGTAACCAGTACCACCACAAGGTGTGTGGTCTTTGTTAGGATAACCATATTGCCAGCAAGTGCACTTTTCTGTAGCTAAAGACTTGAGCACTATAGTGCTACCATAGGTTTCTAATTTTGCCTTGAAAGCAAGTGCTCTACTCATCCACCATACCTCAACCAGAATCTATTGGGAGGAAGTAACAGCTCATCCTCATCAAGCTCTTCATCTGCCACAACTAAAAAGTCTGCTCTTGTTAAAGGAGCATATGGAGCAAGAAGTGTCTGAGCTTTTATGAAAAGGTCTTGTGTGATTTCTACCAGACCTCTAGCTGCAGTGCTAGCATTATCTATTCTCAAGCTACCAATAGCAAAGCCACCCTCAATACCAGATGCTATATTCACTTGTCTCTTTCTAAGCATGCTGCTGATGACCCAATACATCTCAGCAAACTTAATGTCATCACAAGCAGCAGCATAAGTGTCATCACCAACAAGGGTTTTAATCTTGGCATCAATCCATGTAATTCTTTTGCTTATCCAGTTTCTGAAAGAGGTATTGTCAGCAAACTTAAAATCAGTATAGCTGAACCCACCTTCTTCTAGGATATCATCAACAATTACCAGGGACATCAGCTGTGCCTCCTGTTGGCCATAGAGGCTTTCTAAAGGCCTCTGTTTTTACTGTGTACTCTTATCCACACCTGTAGCTTAACTGTCCTTAGACAGCCTCTCCTGGCTCCTAATAGCATCACATTAGGCCTTCCTCTAGACTATCTCCTCTAGTCTCTCTGAGTATGTACTCTATAAGGTCATCAGCTTTGCTTTTAGTGTTACTGCCTTTTGGGGATTCTACTTTGACAAACCTTCCTGCTCTCACACAAGCTAGAAGGGATTGAACAGGGACACCAGTTGGGCCAATTGGAAGCTCTTTAGATTCAGAGCCTTTTATAACCCAGCCAGTATCCCTGTCTTTATAGCAAGTATTTTCATCCCTGAGCTTAACCCATATTGGGCCTTTGCTTGATAAAGTCTGTATGCCTTTCAGAAGCTTCTCAACAGGGATAACTATTGCCATAATCCCATCATCACCCTTCTACCCAAACATAGGAGTGGGGCCAGGGTTAACATCAATATCAGTGCTGTAGTCAAGGATTATCCTAGCATCAGCAAAGATATTGGCAAAGCCAGTTATGATGCTTGCATACTGACCATTGAGCTGCTTGTTAACAAGCCTCTCAGATTCAATAAGCAGCTTCATAGCAGTCAGCTGCACAAAGGCCTTGGTGTTATCAATCATGATTATCTGACTATCAGGCACATCACTGTGCACAAACAAATCCTGATTGGCAGGCAGAGCAGACTGAAGGTTAAGCTCAACCAGTGGACTGCCAAGAGACTTAACAGGAAGCTGAAACGCTGCCATGTTAAGGATTGTGACAGCAGTCTCTTCATTTGTGAGCATAGCTCTGCTAGGCCTATTCATCCTATTCTGGCGCACCCAAGCTCTGACAATGTCACTGTAAGCCAAAGTGTTTGGAGTAGCAACACCCATCACAATAGCAGCTTCAGAGCCATCAGCCTGGTCACCATTGATAGCAATGCTAACTAGGTCAGCATCAAGCTCAGCACCCAGCTGGATACCCAAGTCCTCAAAGTAAATTGAGGCAAGCTTGATAGGAGTGAACATAATGGACTCATAAGACTGCATAAGCCCACGTGCACGCTTCTTAATAGTCACCTGCTTGCTATCCCAAGTCATAGAGCCAGTGGTTATGTCAGCACCCTCATTGACTTCTTTCATAGCAGCTTCACTAGCATTGTACCATGGCATGGTAATACCAGTGTTGGTAATAGTCTCATCTCCAACAACCAGCTTGCTGTAGAATGGGGCATAAGCCAGACCTTTGCGAATAGCATCCCTGAATATCTCAGGGAAAAGCCACCTGGCATCTCCATCCATAGTCAGAAGCTTCTCAACAGTCATCTCAGCAAGATTGATATGCATCTTACCATAGTACTGCTCAGGTGTTATCTCTTCACCAAATTTCTTTGGCAGATAGTCTTTCAGAGTAATGTCTCTACCCTGTGACCTCATTGCCTGCATCTCAAAGTGCAGTGCCTTAGGCCCAAGCTCTTTTGTAACTTTGATACTCATTCTATGTCACCTCCTTAAAGTACACCAACATCAAGAGAACCAGCAGCAGCAGCAGCAGTCAAAGCAATACCAATGATAGCACAGCAATCATCAGCAGACCCAGGCGATGAGCTAGGGTCATAAGCATAGACTCTACCATTGGTACCAATAACTACAGGATTACCAGCAGCTATGATTCCACCAGCAGTAAAAGTCTCAACAGAGTTGAACCTGCTAGCAACAGTAACATCCTCTCCAGCAGCTGCATTGGCTACAATAATATAACCAGCTATTGAGAGGCTTGCACGGGCAGTAGGAAGGTCAACTTCATATGCTCCCATTATCTCTACAAAGTCACCAACATCAAGCTGTGTATTACCAACACAGGTAAGATTTACACCTTTGTTAGGTACAGCTCCACCATAAGTTATAGATGCCATCCTCACACACCTCCTTTAACCATGAATAGAATTAGCAACACCATTGTCTGTAGTATCACTAGGGTTAGTTTTATCAGCTGCATCCTTATCTTCCACTCCATCTGTGTCTTCAACAGATGACCTTCTTACCTCTGGAGGAAAGATTTTCTCTGCCTGCTCTTTGAAATCTTCCCCAAGCTGATTGAGCAACTCAGGGTCATCTCCACACTTCTCAAGCAGTCTCATCAAAACAGTGGTATCAACTTCTTTGCCTTCTTCACTCTTGGCCAGCTTATACCACCTAATAACCTCAGCCTTCTTCTCTTCAATAAAAGCTTCAACAACCTTCTCCTTGGCATCAACATCAGCCTTGGCTTTGTTAAGCTCTTTAGTGAGAGCATCCTTTTCCTTTGTTACATTAACAAGTGATTCCTCTGCCTGAGCAAGTTTTGTTTCAAATGCAGAGGCCTCTTCAATTTTTGTCTCCAAATCTTTCTGAAGTTTCTTCATCTCTTCACTCATCTGTCTTACCTCCTTGCGGATTATTTTGCTACCATCAAATTCCCATACTTTCTTTCCTTTGGTGATAGTTATATAATCACAATTTTCCGATAACTCCAATACAGCACCTTCATCTATTAAAGCTACTATCTTGCTAACATCCCATGGAGGAGTTTTGTCAAACTCTTTATAGTGCTTACCAAGGTGAGCTTTACAACCTTCTACCTCATCAGCAGGAATAGAAGCACCACCCCTGGCTCCCATCAATGCACCACCAGCAGCCATAACTCCTTTCAAAACAGTTTTAATAGAGCTATCAATCAGCTTGTGGTGTGGAAGCTTATAGGAAGTTTTTGCTTCTTTATTATCCTCATCAAACCAGGTATATGCTGAAGCAAATTTCTTCCAGTCAGGTGGGTCTCCAAGTAACTCATTACCATCAGCACTAGAGAATGACCAACTCTCATCAGGGTCAGCTAGAGGAAAGGATTTGAAAGGCACAACAGATTTGATTTCAGCCTCTGGCTTTACACCTTCTGCTTCTTCATCTTTGTCATTCACTTCCTTGATAGCCTTCCTGATTATGTCTAAGGTTCTGCCTTCTTCACAAACCATCTTCTTTACTACCTCTGCCCCATATTGGGCTCCTAAGTAAACAGATGATAGCTCATAAAACTCCAAAACCTCCTCAATACTTCTATAGCACAAAGTGCCATCATACTTCTGACTTCTGATATGACTATTGTCACAAGACATACTGAAATGGTCTGGCCACAATACACCACACACACTACACACAGCCTTAGAAATTGACACTCCAACACTTACTGCCCAATAGACTCCATAAAGAATGTTCTCAATAAAATCTTGATATTGGTTTGTATTGGGTATGTAAACCCAAAGCTTAAGATGGTCAACTTGACCAAGAGTCTCTTTCTCAGCAAAATAGATTCTACCATTGGCAAGGTCATCAGGATAATGAGAACATATGAAAGGTTTACCTAGAGGCCCAGGTGCTTTCTTGTTACCAACAAGTTTGTTAATACAAGCTGTGCTGAACATATCCCAATCTCTATCAATGGAATTATTCATAGCTCTAATTGGAAAAGCTACAACTTGGTCTGCTGTTACAGGTTCCAGTGTATATTTATTGATAATCTTCAGGTGTTCTGAAGAAGGAGAAAAGCTGTTGGTTGCTGAAATGCCATCAGCAAATGACAAATCTTTCTGTACAAAGATGTGCTCAACCTTACTCATGACCCTTTCCTCCTCTGGCTTTTCTTTAACCTTTTGGCTTCAACCACAGATTCACTGTCCATTTTTCTTAATTCTGGTCTGACAATTTTTTTCTGTTTCCTAGCCTTAGACCTATTCCAAAAATTGTCATTTACTATCAGCATCTTTTAACACCTCATCCTTTATCTAAACTTATACCTTGGAAGAAAGTAAAGCATGAATTCTGTCACAGACTATGCTATAATTATATTGTTCTTTAATGGTTTTATAAGCCTGCCAACCCTTCTCTAGAGCCTCATCATAGTGAGTGTAAACCTCTTCCATCAAAGCACACAAGTGACCATAGTCAGGTTCTGCCCAACTGCCCACATCTTGTCCAAAATATTCAATAGGATAATCACCTGTATTTCTAGGAATTTTAACCAGCTTACTTACAGCCAAGGGATAACAGATGTCTGGAGAAATGTATTCAGTCATAGCAGACCAATTTGTGAGTATGGTTGGACAGCCAGTGGCCATAGCTTCCAGAGGTGGACTGCCCCAACCTTCTCCTCTACTTGGGTATACAAAACAGTTTACATAGGAGAAGATTCTATCCATGAGAGCATTGTCACACTCACCTGCTATCACTACAATCCTATCATCATCTGGAAAGCTACCTGTGTGACCCAGTCTAGTCTTTATCCAAAGCTCTACAGGTAGGTTTGGCTTGTTACCAAAAAGCTCCATCCAGGCCTGGATAACCATGCTGAGATTTTTTCTATTATCATTGGCATTGTTAGCCATCCACCCAAATACAAATGGGTCTGTTGACTCTCTTCTGTCAATGTAGTGTATCCTGTCTCTTTCAACTCCTAAATTCACAATCTCTATTGGAGTCTTGACACCACACTCTTGAAAGATGTCAACACCCCATTGAGAAGGATTCCAGACCTCATGAATATTATTCAACCTTGGAGGCCATGAGTCAGGTATCTTAGTTGTTTCAAACATTGTGTAGTTGATAACTATTTGGTCTTGCTTACCTCCTCTTGGCCCAATGTCTGCCATGGGTGGACAAAAGTACAGACATATATCTTGAACCTCAAAAGGCCTCTGACAAAGCTCCAATGCTCTAGGTGGCAGATAGTCTTCATTGGTATACTGTGCCCACACATGTATGGGATAGATATCAACACCAAGCTTATCAAGTCCAAGAAGTATCTGGCACCCAGCTTGACCATAGCCATCAGCAGCAATGTATGGAGCAATAAAGTTGATTGCTATTTTCTTATTCACTGACCCTCCTCAAATATCCATCAGGGTTAAAGGACACCAAATGTTTTGAACACAACTCTTTATCTATTCTAAAATCACTGTTGCTAGACAAGAAATTATGAATAGCTGCTGCTGGGCCTTCACCCTTTCCAACAACAGTCTCATTGATAGCAGTGCCAAGGTAACCATCTTCAACTATCAGGTAACCATCAAGTCTAACAAACTGTTGGTAAGCTTCCAATTCTTTAATGACATGAGTAGCAAAATGACTAGAGTCAAGAACAACAAGGCAGTCATCAGCTTTAACAATGGCTTTGATAAACTCAACAGTATCAGGGTCAGTACTACTTCCTTGAACTGTATGGACCAGTTTGTGTTTTTTTACAAGAGGTTCTACTTGCTCAAGATTTGTATCAATAGTAATTACCCTTCCCCATCCAATCAGGCTGCAGACATCAGCCATGAACAAAGCTGAACCTCCTTTGAATGTACCAGTCTCAATTATCCAAGTTGGCTCACAGCTAACAATAAGCTCCTGATAAATGAGCAAGTCAGATGGCATCTTCCATACAGGCACCCCTCTCCATGTAAGGTGCTTGTAACAGTTAGCTTGCCAATACTCCTTCAAGAAACTCATAATCTATCCTGTGATGTAATTGTGTCCAGAATTTAGACTCACACTATAGACATAGCTCAGAGCAGAAACATTGAATAGTTTTCCTTGCAATTCTGAATCAAGTGAATCCATATCCATACCACCAGCATAGTCACCTGCACCAAGACCATAAAGGATTCCATAAGGTATCATTTCAATCTCCTTTCTGCCAAATTATATCAGTCAATCTTGTATAGTCATTCTCTAGCATCCATTGAGCAATTGACCACCTCTCTTTCATATGGACTCCTATTTCACAGGATTCACTAAAAGGTGCCTGTATAAACATGTATCCTCCTGGCAGGAGAAGCTCAGAGAGGCCTTCTAAGACCAGTTTATAGTCAGGTATGTGTTCTAGGACATCCCTAAAAACCACAGCCTTATATGGGCCTTCACAGCCAACACAAGCTATATAGTCAAACCTTACACCACAGTAAGGAGCTACAATTGGAATGTCAAAGCCATACTTGCTGCACCTCCACCTAAAAAATTCTGATTCAAGTAAGTTGGTGTCAAAGTAAACTGGTTGTCTACTGTTGGTATATAGCCACAGAGAATCTGTGCCAATACCAGCCCCATAGTCCAATACCTTAGAGTCTTCTGGAATGTGAACCAGCTCATGCCATGGTGGATGCAATGCACACTCAAAAAAGAATTGCCTACAAACTCTATTGAAGAAGACAGTCTCAGATAGAGACTGGGGAGAAATAAAGCCAAACTCATCCCAAGTTTTTGAATTATCCTTCCTCCCAGGGTCAACAAGCACCATGGTCTCATCATAGCTCAGGCCTGTAAACTCTGACATATCTTTAACTAGAGTCTCTAATCCAAAATCAAATTGCACTTTCAACCTCTTTCCAGAACACATTAGGCACTTCATCCAGCATAGCTCTAACAGTATCTGTGTCTTCATTCCACCAAGGGTAAGAAGCTGCTCCTACTTTGTCACCAAGTACAACTTCACAACCACACAGTCTAGCCTCAGCAACAGCCCTACCATAAGGCTCTACCCAAACAGGAAAGTGAACAAACCTTCTAGCTGCAGAAAGTATCTGTAGCATCTCGTGGTTTGTCCTAGTGCCCTCATAGCAAGCATGAGGGTGCTTTAATATCTGCTGACAATAATCTCCACCATCTGTGTGTCCATAAATGTGAAGCTTAGTACCATGAGCTTTTGCCCAAGTGAGTGCATCTAAACAGCCTTTGTGTATGGTTACACTACCAATCCAAACTGTATCTTGATTCCTAGATTCAGATGGGACTAGGAGCTTTGTATCTATACACGATGGAATAAAGACAACATCATGAAACTCAATGTCTGGATGCTGTTTCTTGTAAGATTCAAAGTGAGCAGGACTGAGAAAGATATTAAGCACACTACCTTCCCACATAGCCTTTTTGTAAGTGGCATGAGAAGGCTCTACAAGGTTCCAGTAGTCATGTTCAAACCTTATCCTCTTCTGCTCAAGCATCCACTCTATTTGCTGACTACTAAAAAACTTAATGTTGTTGGTTATAAGTAGCTTGCCTGTGAGCTGACTTACATCCAAAAGAGTACCAGGAGTCACAACTTCATACTCCCAAGAACAATGGTTCAATAGAGTCTGGTTGGTTGCCTCTGCTCCACCTGTTGGATTGTTAACAAGTGTGTTATCTTGAGCCCATATTATCTTTGTCACCCTTGTACATCCTTTTTGATTGGATTGACTTGGCTTTTGGTACTGACTTAGGCTCTTCAACTTTTTCCTTTTTTACCAGAGGCTTTTTGCTACTGAGCTTGTCAAGGAATTGTTCTGACTCTTTCTTGTCCAATGGTGTAGGTACAGGTATTGGAGCAAAAGGAGGATACTTGTCAAATTCAGCCCATTTGAAGAATCCACAACGTGGACACTTTACTCCTTTATCAGTCCTGTTTTCTTTAGGCACTCTTTTTCTACATTGAGGACAAAAACTAGACTTCCTCACTTCACTGCCAACTGTAATTATCTTAGCCATTATCAGTCTCCTTTCTTGACTGGCTTGTACATTATTCCATGGTCTCCAGTGAATGGTGTTCTGTGATTCAACTCTCCTGATAGAAGCTGCTCTGGTACTCCATTTGGGAAGGCCTTACAAGTAGTAAAGTAAATTGATTTGTGCCTACAAGTAGCACAATCTGCAACCAACTTTATACTCTGTGTGTTTTCAGCTTTCATTATTTTACCAACTGTGCAATTACAACATTCATGGTCTCTGTACCTCCACCCATACCTCCAGGCACATATATCTCTTTCAGAACAATGTCAATTATTTTCAATTTGTGTCCACACCCAAATAACACTTCAAGCTGTGACTCAAATATTTCAGCTGTTTCACCAGTAGTAATGCTATTTGCAAACAATGCTGGCGTTCCTTCTGGAATTGAAATTTGAAGCAAATAACCATTTTCATAAAACATGGATGGAAAGCCTGCTGCCTGACCAGAATCAATACTTGTTGCCATCAAACCTGGATTGTCTAATGATGTCCCTATCATTTTGCCTATGTTAGCTATTTCACTATCAGAACACCCCAAACCTCTAAACAAAGTCATGTCATGAGGCAGCTTACCCATATCAACCAATTCTTCAATTCTTGAAAAAGCTGCTCTGGTTTCAGAATCCAGCATTCCCATAGTTTTATCATAACCATATTTGCTTATGCTTTCATTTATGTCAACATAATTAGAATTGCCAATATATCCTTCTTGATACTGGCCAATTAAACTTCTGTCAGCATCATTAAGTTTTGAGTAATACTCATCAAAGCCTTGTTTCATTTCACTATTTACTTTATCAAATTGGTCAAGTGTCATAGGTTTATCCAAATCAGATTCTTTTGACCAAGCTTCACAGGCACCACCATCAGCACCCATCTTGCAAAGCACTTGTGTGTAGTCAGCTGGCTTGGTCAAGTAATTGCTAGCAGACTTCTCCTCCATGGAAGCCAGACAAGCAGCTCTTATTGATTTTGCTTCACTTGTAGAAGGTAAGTCAAAGCAAAGACATTCAATATGAAACTGAGGTCTGTTATCTACATCGCTGATATGGACAGGTTTGTCTGAGACTTTACTCTGGCATATCTCACAAGCATCTGGAGCTACAGAGACATCTACATACTCAACTCCCAGTTGAGCATACTCTGTATTCCTTCCAAGCTCTTGTGCTTTGGCAACTTGGTCATAAGCTACCACCTTAGCACTGCTAGCAAACTTAAGGTCAGCTTTATTGAACATTGTGATAAGGTCATTAGGACTAATGTTGCCTTCTAAAGCTTGCCTAGTAAGAGATTCCACTTCACCAAGATACTTTTTGCTGAACCCACTAATAAGGTCAACATTGCCTCTAACCAAACCATTGGCAAAAACCTTCTCAGGGTCACTCATAAAACCTCTGAGACCAGGATACACACTGTCCATAACAGTGTGCTTACCTACCATGTATTGGTCTTTCACTATTCTCTCAGCTTCACTTCTAGCATCAGTCAAGTATTTGTCTAAAGCTTTGAGCATATTCTCCTGCTGGGAAGGAGTCATGAAAGCTTCTCCACAGTTTCCTCCACAAGCTCTTTGGCCAAAGTCCTTACAGGCTTAAACATACTTATCAAGTTGTTGGCATACTCAGCTCTGGTATCTCTACCTATGGTGTTGGGGTCATGGTTGTGGTCACCAAGCTTTACATTGATAGCATTCTTGTAAATGGATTCTGCTACTTGAGCAGCCATTGTCTGACCACCACGTTCAGGAGGAGTAACTGGAGCTTCCATAGCTCTCACAGGAGAGTCTATGCCATGCCTCTGACCAACCTGTGATTGGTCAAGCATACCATTCTCCCACATCCACATGTCATTGTTGAGAAGGATAGCCTCAGCCTGGGCAGTCTGGAGAAGATTGAGTGACTTGTTCTCTCCAAATACAAAGTCTATGTCACCAACATTAGTACCCCACAACCTATTCATCAGCCAACAGCCTTGCTCTAAAATGTACTTGACAGCTGATGTAAAGTCCCCCATGCTTCTAAGCAAAAGCTCATAAGCAACACCAGCATAAGTCTCAGTGGTGCTGTAGCTCCTACCTTGTACTGATGGGAGTGAATGGAGGCCTGAAAAGCCTTGCTCTTCATTGAGCTTGAAGATGTCTGCTGCTCCTTGTACTCTCTCAGCAATAGAGAGGTTATCAATCTTGGTGTCATCAAAGTGCACAACACCACCTTCATTCACCATGTCTTTGATAAGAGTCTGGTAATTGGTAAGGAAAGAATTGCACCTTGACATGTATTCCTGTGGAGTCTCATCTGGCATCTGTGGCAGCCTCTCAATGATAACCTCTAGTATACCAAGCATACCAAGTTTCTTGGTGATGGACTTAAGGTTGTTTATCATCTCACGCTGTATGCTCAGAGGCTCCAAAGCTGCTATGAGAGGTGGTATCCCATAAGGGTTATTGTTGATGGTATAGACAGTCTGGTAATAGAACGTAGTTGTGTTGAGCTTGATGAATCCAAACTTGTTAGCCTCTGTAGGTGCTGATGTCAAGCTTGCTTTCTGATATGGGTGCCAATCATTCTTCTCTGTGTCCCAAAAAAACCTTATAGACTTGGGGTTAACAAAGGCAAAATCCACTATGTCACTAATCTCTTTATTCACAACCCACTCACCACACATGGCTCCATACACAGCTGCTTGTCTGATTAAGTTATTGGCTATGCCATGGAAGCCACCCATCCTTGGTTTGATGGTTTTGTTCTTCTGCTTTATCCTGTCCCTGAAAGCTTGAGCATTAGACTCCTGAGCAGCATTGGCTAGAATCTTAAAGCCTGGGTTGGCTAGATTCTTAATGTTGTCAACAGCCTGGTTAAAGTCAGGGTTATACATAGCCAATAGCTCCACATAGTCATAAAGCTCGAAAGGAAGCTTATTGGCCATTGGGGCATAGCTTTCTATGATGTAGTGTGAGTATGCCAGTAAGTCCTGGTCATCCTCTACAGATACCCTTTGAGGTGGCAGCTCCACTTTGACTTTAGGCTCTGGCTCTTTCTTCCTTCCCCACAATGCCATGATTCCTCCTTAGGCAACCTTTATTGGTTGAGGTACTATTCTCACCTGCTGTCTTATCATGTCTTCTGGTCTAAACTTGGAGAAGAAACAAAGAGCAGCATCACACCCATGGTCATTACCCTTCTTAATCTTCCCATGCTCTTTTCTCCAATTCCTCATCTGCTTAATAGTCACTATGTGTCTCATAGGTATCCTCACAAGGCCCATGTCAACCTTGGCATTCAAAGCTCCTGCAGCCAAATCCTTCTCTGTCTGGAAGTTGACCTCTTTTACCTGCATCCTGTACCTGACATCATTGGCTAAAGTAGCATTACAGTAAGGGTGAGATGAGTCAGCAGCAACCATGTTGGTGTGATACATTCTTCCAAAGCCTCTTACTACTTCATAAATGAAAGTCTCAGACTCCTGATGTGTGTAGTGTTCATCCTCCAGCAGAGCACAAATAGCTAGAGGCTGTTCTTGCCAAACCTGTACACAGCATTCACCTCTTAGTCCCCAGTCAATAGTGATAGTACAGTGGCCAGAAGCTGGAGGAAGGTCAGGCACAACACACACCTTGTTAAACTTTGTCATGTTCTTAACTACATGCCCAGCAGAAGAAGGTCTCAACCCCATCATTTCAACTTCAAACCAGTCTCTGTCAAACAGGCACTCCTTCCATGCCTGGAATATCTCCTCAACATTCATCCATCCTGCACTCAGTTTAGCCTTGCCTCCACAGTAAGCTTCATGTACAAGCTCGTCTTTTTCATAGATGTCTTCTCGAAAGTCCTTGTAGCAGGTAGAGCAGTCATAAGTGCAAGCCTTACAGATGTCAAAGCAGTCCCATTTGTAAAGCTTGTAACCCATGTCACCACAGTTGTCCACAAGAGTCTTAAAGGTACCATCCAAACGGTGGAAAGTAGAACCTCTCATTATTACAGATGGGTCAGCAGTGTTGACTGTAGGAATGGCAGACTTGACAATCTCCTCATCTGCCTCACATTCTTCATCAATAGTAAGGCCTCCACCTCTACCACCCATAGCTATTTCTTCACCTTTGCGCTTCTTGATGATGATACCACCAGCATGTGGTGACCTGGTAGAGGTAGAGGAGGCAGCCAATACACTTATCCAAGCTCCATCCTTGTTCTCAGTGTAGCTCCTTAGTACCTCACCATAAAACTTCTTGATTTCATCAGAGCTATTAATGTACTGAGTCATGTACTTGTAGACAGCTCTAGCCTGGTACTCAGAGCCACCAAGGTTCAACCAGTCAAAGTTACGGATGAAATTCATAAACCATTCTACATAGCTGAACCCAAGACTCTTGCCACCACCACGTGGAGCTTGTACAGCAGCCCTAAAAATCTTCAGGGTGCACACATCTACAATTAACTCTCTCAAACCAGGCCCACTTGTGGGGACAGGCTTGGCTGGGAAGGTTAAACCAAACATGTCCCAAGCCAGCTCTACAGGCTTGTCCTTGTAGTATTCTCTTACATTCTTATTGGTAGGGCTCACAACCTCTTCATAAGATTCTATTGAGTCCATCAATTCTTCATTAGTGTCAAAAAGTCCCAAGGCCCATTCCTTTTGCTGCAATTTTTGAACAAATGCTGCTAGGATTCACTGTACATAAAATGGAGGGTGCCCCCATCCCATTTTTAAACATTTTTTGTAGTAAAACTTGTGAGGGGTCAGGGTAATTGATGAAGCTTTTTGAACATTCTTTTGCTTGTTCTTCTGTCAATAACTTTTTAATTGCTTCATTGTTTGTGCTGTTATCTCTTATCTCAGTCCCTGGCAGGGTCAGGGATAGTGTTGGTATGTGAAGCTCTAAGAGCTTCTGTCCTCTAGGTCTGGGGTAAGGTATAGGCCTTACCTTTTCCTCTCCTCTCCACACTTCTCCTGTAGTCTCCTGTGGTATATAAGCCATAGGTATATGAGCCTGATTGCTGCCCTCACTACAATCATCCCCAATAAGTCTACCAATACAATGGCCATAGGTCTGGGCTGGATGTGCCACCCCTTCACCACCAATCTCCTCTGTCCCTTCCTCTATCATTCTCTGCCTTTCCCTTTCTCTTTCTTCTCTCTCTATCTACCTGTAATGTAAGTACATAGTAGCAGTCTCTATCTCTCTCCCTCTCCCCACCACAAGTTTGTTTTTTGCTAGAATGTTAAAGCCTCTGTCTTCCTTCCCTATTCCTTTTCCTACCCTGGGGATTTTTTTAATTGTACTCTGCATTCTGTCTTATCTTCTCTAGGGTTGTATCTTGTGAAGATGTGAAGCCTTCTACTTCTTCTTCCTCCACAACATCAAACATCTCTTGTATCTCTATCCTTACTTCAGGAGGTAGAGCTTCATACAGCTCTATTGCTATAGGGATGAACATATCAGCAAACCTCTTAAGGCTTAACCCAAGGTGGCTGAAAGCCTCTGTTAACTTTTGCATTATCTCTTCTGATTCTTCCAACTGATGTTACCTCCTTAACCTTTATAAAAGATACTTGATTAGAAAGTCTATCCTCTTTTACTTCCTCCACCCTGGGAGTTTTTTTGCAAGCCCTTCACCTACCCATGTGTGCTCCTAAGCTGTTTGCCTAGTATCTGCTTTGCTGATGCTCCTGACATAGTACCATGCTGTGAGCAGTAGTTGGTTGAGTTATATATGCTAAGCTTCTTCTTGCAGACAAGGCACCTCCTGTTAGGTAGAGATGTCTTTGACTTAGGCTGACTGTACTCTTTTTCTCTAGGCATTTAGCTCCTTGAGCTTTGGGCCTTCTCTTAACTGTCTTGCCTCTTCCAACCTAACTGCCAACTCTTGCCTACACCTTGGACAGTCTTTGACAACTATGTTAAGCATCTCAAGGATAACCTGCTGGACTTGATAAGCCTGCTCAGTCTTATTGATAACCTCTATCCTGGTATCAGTTAGCCTTTGTAGTTTGGCTATGTCCATGATAGCATCTTTGATTGTTCTCAGGGCAGCAACCTTAGCATTCTCATTCAGAGTTTTGTCAGCAGCATTCCATGACTCTCTTATTACTTCCTCCAGCTGTTCAACTCTCTCCAATGTGTGCTGCACTATGTTGTTGAGATAATTGGGGTCACTGTAGACTGCTTCCTCTTTTCTTTCTTCCCACTCTCTACGATAGCTTGCTATTGTCTCTGGAGTTACATCAATCTTCCTAGCAATGTCAGCATTCTTCCATTCTCTGGCAAACATGTCAAAGGCAAGCTCTTTTCTCTCACTGTAACTTAGCTTTGACTTGGTTAGACCTCTTGGCATGATACTCCTTAACTTTCTCTAAACCTAAACACAGAAGCTGATATCAACTTCTTGCTTTCTTCCTCCTACAGTTTCCCCACAGTTTCCTTTTCATTTAGGCAACCCTCATGTTGGTAGATGGTTGGAGCCTCTGAGATATTATACTGGGTTGGTTAAAAGTCTTTGGCAGCAAACCAAAGACTTTCTCTTGACCTGAAGCAGGTCAAGCTCTAAACAGGGATTCTAATAGGTATTGGAATCAGGATTAGTCAATAACCCCATAAACATACCTTAGAGACCAGGAGAGGCACCTAGAAGGCCAGAGATATCAGTCTACATAGTTTTACCCACACACTGTGGTTTTATCAGCTTAGACAGCCTCTCCTGGCTTCACTCCCCAACTATCAGCCCCAGATACCCTACTTCACACAGGATTCAGCTGTTAGGAGAGGCCCAGAGAGGCTTTCTAAGAGGAGAGGAGCTTAACCTTGATAGATACTACCATACCAAATGAAAGAGGCCTCCAGATTAAGCCTGAAGGCCTCTACAGTAGCTCTAGCTGAATAGCTTTGGCAAAGAACCTATGGTCAGTCAGTTTTTGTCTGCTTGGATGTTCATCTCTTCAAGCAGAGCTTCTTCCAAAACTAGGAGGTGGTGAACAAAGCACTTACCTTCAGGGCAAGGCCTCTCTCCTATTCTCTCGACAGTCACAACAGTATTGTTAATCCAACTCTCTAAGCCTTCCTCTGCCTTGGTGTCATCTGGAGGAGGAGATATCACCAACTGTACCTTCTCCACATTCCTGTTCTTGAACAAGTACAGAAGCTCCCTGTACTGAAAGAAAAGGTGAACAAGGCACATCTCTTTAACTACCTCTTTCTTTCCTTCCTCCACCAATGTCAACCTTATAGCATCCATGCTATTCTCCCTTCCTCTCTACACCTGTACTTGTAAAGCCACCTGCCCTATTGTTCCAATACATAGACTCTTGAGCACACACATCACTTGAGGTTGACAGCATCTCAAAGGACACACCAGGATTAGCCTGAAGCATAGACTCAGGACTGCTGATAAATGTATCCATGTCCAGAGTTATCCTTTGGTGTGGAGCTACTTTGAAAGCATTTGTCTGATAGTATACAGAGTCTCCCATGGCTCTGATTATAACAGAGGCCTCTTTGTCCCCAGCATTACATATTGCCATCCAGGTTTCAAAGCCATACCCCATACACCCTTCTGGGAATATCTGTACCTTGGCTACTTTGAAATCAGATGGTACCCATGATGGTATATTTGACCCCCATGGGCCTATGACTACTTCTGGTTTGTTGTCAATACCTCCCAACAGCTGTGATGCCAGAAGAAGTAGAAAGCAAACAGTGACTACCATTACAGTTATCCATCTCTTCATGGCTCCTCCTTCCTGTTCACAATAACAGATGGACTGCTGTTATCACAACCTGTGCTGCTTAGAATAGGAGACTCCCATCTGTCATTGTTTCCAAAAATGACCTCAACACTATAACCCTCTACACACATCTTACACACAGCACCTCCTTCCTCATCTTGAACAATCACAAAAGCATTAGCATTCTGGGCCTTTACCTGCTTATATGAATTGCCACTAAACACAACCATTGTTAATGCCATATCAACTCACCTTCTTTCCTTCCATCATCCTTATCCACTTTAGTATTTCAGCTACACCTTGTGAGATTAAATCCACCCTTGGATACAGCCCCATGTCAGTGTGCACTTTTTCTAACTTCTTGATTAACTCAAGGGGTGGAGCTTCATACTTTTCTTTTGCCATATCATTCCACCTTCTTTATCAGTCCATCTTCCATGGTCACAGTGGCATACCAATTCCTTTTGGTATAAGGGTCAGGCCCAACTACAGGAAAGGTTCCATTGTCCTTGTACTCTGGCCCAAAGGCTGAAGTCTCAATATAATCCAGAGGCTTACCAATTGATTCCTTCAAGGCCTTCTTTGTCTTATAACTTGCTCCCATCATCTTACTTCCTCCTTTGCCAGAACCCTAGGATAAAACACTTTTACCTTAGTCTCTTACAGGTTATCCATTCATCATAATCTCTGCCACAATCAAAACAGAATAGAATACCTGCTTCATCAGTTGTCCAAAGGTGTCTTCCTCTAAAACAGTTAAACAGTCTTCTCCCTATATGCTTAAACTTAAACCTCAAATCTCTCATTTTATTTCCTCCTTCTGTGAAGCTGAATGCACAGGCAAGACATCAAAAACCAGGCCTCATCCCAACAATCCTTCTGTTCATCACTCATGCACTTAAACATCCAATCTTCAATCCATTCTGATAAAGTTACTAACCATTGAAGTATTGATGACCTCATTTCTCCTTCTCCTTTCTTTCCATCACAATATCTTCCCAGGCATAACAGAGACCTTCACTTGAATCAAGAGCACAAGCAACTTGACTCTCTCTTTTCTCTGGTTCTTCTTTGATATATCTTTTTGTAATGAAACCTCCTTGCTTTGGTGTCTCAGCTTTCTTGCCAAACACCCTGTAAGGACAAGAGATAAACTCTCCTCTTGTCACATCTCCTTGAATTGGGCACCTGAATCTCTTACCAGGCTGTAGTTGATAGCCTTCTTTGATTGTGGCTGCTCTTATTGGCTGAGTCCTACTTTCTATCTCTTCCATTTCAGATACCTCCATCATCATGGTTAATGCCCAAAGCAATTTAGATTCACTTATTGATAGATTGCCAGCCACTAACCTATTCCAAAGCACATTTACATAGCAGACTTTCTCCATTGTGTTCCACCCTTCTATCATTAGTATGGCCAAGCATCACATTGGATTAAGTCTAAGGCCATCATGAAGATTAGAAACTGTGTGTTCTGTATGGTCATGGAATAAAACCAACTTAACCAATTCAGAAATGCCCAAAACTCTCTCTGCTCATTGACCTCTAGTTTCATCTCTTTTCTCCTTTTCATTCTTCTCTTCATCCCAAGTGAGACTCTGGTGCTGTATTTTGAGGTTTGGATAAAATCCTTTGACTATAGCCTCACAGCTTTCTTGAATAGAATGCAGAAGCTTATAGCTATCCAAAAACTCATCAACAGGCAGGTCAACCCTTATTTCCAAATGGGAACCTGCTCCATAACTTATTGCACTAGCTACTCTTGCTTTCTTAAAATTTGCCATTTTGTCCTCCTTAACTATCTCACTACCAGGGAAAGCCACCAAAGCTCTAACAACTGCTTCTGTTGCTACTTTACTCATACCATACCTCCTCGCTTGTTCTTTATCTTTCTCATAACCTTCTTGCTTGGTCTAATAGTCTCTCTGACTTTTTTCTTCTCCAGTCTGGTACCACACACTGGACAATGCCAAGTTGTATAATGACCATCAACTGTGGCAAGAACCATCACAGCTATTTTTCTACCAGCTCCATCTGTTCTCTTTGCTTTCTTCCACCCAAGCCTCTTATATTCAATGGGTTGACCAGCTTTCCTCTTACACCCTTTTGGACACACAAGCTTTGTAATCATTTTTGTAGCCACACTCTCCTCCTTTAACATTTGGGGTGAGCCTTCCTAAGACCCACCCCACCATCAGGTGTCCTATTCTACTGGGTTTACTATTCTTCCCTTGTCCTGATACTTACTAGACCTTCCAAAGGTAGCTGTCCATCAAAAGTAATGGTTATTGGTTCACTTATATTGACCTCAACCTCATTACTCTGATGGTACAACTGCTGAGCTTGTAAACTCAAAATCTCAGCAAGCTTGCACACCATATGGTATCTCGTACCAACACCAGGCTGAAAGAATGGGCACTCATCTTTGACACAAGCTAGCATAGAACCTCCAGCCATCAAAGCCAAAGGACACATCTTACCATTCCAATCACCCATTTTATACACCACCCTTCTTAATGTCATCATCTAGAGCCTGTCCATACTCTTCCAACTCTTCAAATACACTTCTCAAATCCTCAAGGCTGCTAGTTGTGCTGCTAAGGCAATCAGCTATGTCAACATAGTTTGGCTTATCATACTCAGCATTAACCTTGATGTCATTAATGTCATATATGATACTCTCACAAAGACCAATGACCTTATCCTTATCCATGACTCCTCCTTAATGTGAAGAAGGGGCAGACTTACTAACTGCCCCTTCCACTTACCTCTTGATACCACTAGGTTACTTCTTGGCCTTGGCTGCTTTCTTGACTGTCTTCTTAGCAGCTGGCTTCTTTGTAGGCTTGGCTGCTTTCTTGACTACCTTCTTAGCAGTTGCCTTCTTAGCAGCTGGCTCCTTGCTGAGTCTGTCTATTATCTTGCCATACTGAAGCTGCCTTCCAACCATGGGCAGGTCATAGTTGTCCTCCTTATACTGGGAGAAAAACTTGAAGGTCTCTGACCCTTTGAGGCTTGTGAAAAGAACCTTGTGAGAGGTATAGGTGTCATCCTTGTACAGCCTTACTTCCCAGCCACCTATTGTCTCTGCCCTCATAAGCTTCTTACCATCAGGAAGCGAATGGTGGTTGGTTATCTTGACAATGTAGTTGTCAGCATCAGTAAGGAACTTCCACCTAGCATCCCAACGCTGCTGCTGAGTCAGACCATCATTCTTCTTAGTGGTTACTTTCTTGGTGGTGACTGCCTTCTTGGTAGATGCCTTCTTAGTTGTCACTTTCTTACCTCCTGTGGTTGCCTTCTTGCTGCTGCTCTTGGTTGCTGCTTTCTTTGCCATCTTCCTGTCTCCTTTCTTTGTGACTTCAAGATAGAAGTCTTTGACCCAATGACTATCCCCATTTGGGAAGTCTATCACAATCCAAATCAAACCAGACTTCATAACCAGTGTATTGGTTACAGCACCTTCCTTTCCTATCAAAGCAGCAGACCTATGATAGGTCTGCTTCACCTTTACTTTGTCTCCAATTTCAATCATACCATTCACATCTCTCCTTTCTAGGCATACACATACCAGCCTTTGTAATTGGCAGTGTCCCTGAACTCCTTATAGACCTTATCTGCCTCAGCTACCTTGGCACCATCTATCACAATGTTGTAAGCCTTCTTAGCTGTACCTTCTGTATAGTGCCTTACCTCAAAGCTGCCATCTGCCATCTTGACAAAGATAAGCTCTGAACCATCAGCAAAATGTGTGTGCTTCTTAACCTTGACTACACCCTTAGTTGCCTTCACAAACTTTGCCCACCTCTCTGTGTACCTCTCAAACTGAGTCATGTTCTTGACTCCTTTCTTGGAAGCATTGCTCTTGCTCTGTACCTTGCTGCTTGCTGCCTTCATGTTCCTCTCTCCTTTACTTGATACTACCTTTGTGCCCTTGGTTCCTGACTTTGCTGCCATCTCATTCTCCTTTCAAACTATGCTCTTGGGAGGTATGTACTCAAGATGGGCTTCATACAGGTCAGCAACCTTACCATTCTGAAGCCTTACCTTTGCCCAGGCTCCATCATGCCTACCAGGCCTTGTCTCCAAAACCTTACCATACATACCAGCTATGCTCTTAAGTGTGGAGTTGCTTTTGACTATGACTGTGTCATTGGGAGAGAGTTTGTGAAGCCTCTTGTACTTGAACCCACCAGTCCCAAAGTACAACTTGTACTCCTTCTCATTAACAATAGCTCCATGAACATGAACATGCTCATCACACAAAAGCCTTACAAACCCATCATCCTTACCCTTTAACTGCTCAGCAGTGGCAGTGGTTGTGGCCTCATTGTTACAGTAGTCACACTTCATATCACTTCTCTCCTTTCTTCTTCCACACCATTGGTGTGAAGCTCAACTTGACTTTCCTTCCAGCCTTAACCTCAACCTCAATCCTCTTAAGCTCAGCAAGCTCCATGTCCATGTAAGTTAGACCATCAAGCAAACCTGACTTAAACTTTCTATCAATCCTATCTTTAAGCTGCTCCTTGTCTTTATTGATTTTAGCAAGCTTGTCTTTCTTGCTCAAGGTGTCCCAGTCTCCTGTCAGATTCAAGTGAGTGTGTACAGACTCCTCAGGACTCTTCACTTAACTACCTCCTTCATTTCATTCTAACAGCATACCTAAATGGCTCTGTTCTGAATTGATGACCACAACCTTTGCAGCAAACTGATGTTCTCATCTCAGAAATATCATGGGCTGTAAAAACCACCATACCTTCACCAGAAGTATCAAGCTTACCATCACCTATCAAGACCTGAGTTATTTGAACATACAGTGCATCTGATGAATCAGTCAGATTCTTCTTACAGTTAGGACATTGCTCCATCACCTTACACCATCTCCTTGTAATCTATGAAGCTTGCTGTCTTGATTGTTATGTCAACTAGTGTTGGCTCTGTCCTGTCCTCTACCTCTATGATGACTGCTCCATTCTTTGTGTTATAAGTCTCACCCTTCCTTCCATACTTGATTGGGCCAGCATGCCTGTAAGCTTTCTCCATTGGGTTGACAATGTCCCAGAAGAAAAGGCCTCTCACAGTCATGTAGAACCTTTGAGTGTTCTCATATGAGTCATCATAGCTGGAAGAGATTTGACCTCCCTGCTTTTCCACCATCTTGGTTATCTTCTGAATTGTCTGGCTCAGCTTTGTAGGATGTGTGTTTGCTATTCTTGAACCCTTCATGACAACCTCCTTGTACTTTTTCTCTTCATCTTCCTCTGTCCAAGCTTCCATCTCTTCAACTTCATTGTTCTGAATACTCACAACCTTTCTCCTTTCCTCTCAAAGACTCTCTACAGCTTCTTGATGACAACATTGAAGTGACTTCTTGTATCTGTTACCTTGTAATAACTAAGCACCATTCCACCCTTTTTCCACTGCTTACCAACCAAACCAGCAACTCTTGTGTTCCCCCAACCATTACCCTGCAGATACTCCTCAAACTTTTTAATCACTGCATTTGGCAGCTTTGGATGAGAATTGCATATGAACCACACCTCATCACCCCATGACCTAATCTCAAAATAAGCTTCAGACTCTGTAAGCATCCACTCAACCTCAGTCACCATCATTGTGTGCTTGTTCATCTCAATCTCCTTTCTGTTTGAGCTTCCTCATCAGCCCCAGTAGCTCATCCCTGGAGGAGAGAAGGACATTCACCTGTCCTTCCCTTTCGGATTCTTTGCCAGTGTTTGAGACTTCCATCTCCACACTTCAGCTATTCAGCTTTCAAGCTACCTTGACCAGACTTTGGTTCCAGCTGGCCAGCACCAGAAGAGATTGAGCTTGGTACTCGTGCCCTTCTACCCTAGCTGGCACACTCATGGCTTTTTTAGATTTGGAGTGAAATTGGCCTATATATATTAGAGTAGTTATAAACACCAAAATACCAAAAAAGCCATCTATCAACACAAAAACTGTCATTTAAGCACTGTGGTTAGCAGAGAAGTCCTTTTTCACAGTTTTCTTACAATTTTCACATTCTGCAAATTTTTTTTTGTTCTATTTTTCCCATGCATTAACACATTCCTTTAACCACCCTTAAAAAATTGGTCTGTTTTTTGTGGCTATGAAAGGAAAAAAATTTTTTCACCACCCACAAAACACCAATTTTTACCTATTTAATCATAAAAATTGGTACTTCAGATTTTGCTACTACTGCTTGTGTGTATTTTTGTGTTAATAGATGGCTTTCTGATAACACCATTTTGTGTTTTTCCCTATTTAATCACAAATCCATTTTCACCAATTTTTATATCATAGGTGATTTTGACTAAGAATCTTATCTAAAACCAGATTTTTCAGTGAAAGCTAAAAACACCATTTTTGAGAATCACAAGTGGTGAGTAGAATTAACCCTTTAATACATGGAGAAAATTGCTGTTAGGATTACCTAACAATTTTTCACCCTTTAATAGATGGCTTTTTCAGAACACACCTCAAAATATCCTGATAATAGATGGCTTTATCTGCTTAATAAGAAAACAGTCCAAAAATGGCCTCTCAAAAAAACATGTTGATAGATGGCTTTTCTTGTGTTCAAAAAAAATCCTTTAATAGAGCCTTGCATTTTAACAGTACTAGCAAAAAAGCCATATATCAACACAAAAACAAAAGTGATAGGGTGTGAATTTTCATCCACAGTTTTCACACCCTATCACCTGTTTTGCTTAATTAGCTTTTATTTCTATTTCACCAATCTCCTTTCTACTGGCACTTTCCATTCTAGTATTTATTGCCCTGATATAGAATGAATAAGGCCTGTTACATTGGCAGCATACTCCTCTTGATTGGTCTCACAGTAAGCTGGAGACTTTTCTATATCATAGCCAGTCTGCCATGGAGCCCATGATGGATGCTTGAGCATGTTATCAAACCAAAAGGTTATTGCATCCTCCCAACTATTAAAGTTATGACCAAGCATTCCCCAAGCATTATAGTTTCCACAATTGGCAACACCACTACAACTCTCAGCACATCCAACAGCTACACAGAGATAAGCATTGACACCAGTCCTATCAGCTTCGTGCACTATCCACCCAGCACAATCAGCATAAGGACTTCCCTGTTCACTAGTCAGCCAATCATGTATCCTAGTGACCCTCTCTACTCTTGCCATCTCTGCATCCCTAATAGCTTTCTGTCTCTCTAGCTCTGCCACAACCCAAGACCATTTGTCATGCTCTAACCTATTCATGTACTCAGGGTCATTGGGATTGAGACCATTGCTATCAAGCTCTGTATTTTCAGAACCTCCTGAAAGCTTAAGTGCCATCTGCTGCTTAGCTCTAGCCTGTCTCTCTCCTTCTTCCTCAATAACTTTTGCATCTATGAATGTGTAATCTCTTGCAACACACTGTGACACAAAAGCTGCTCTTGATACAGCATCTGAGATTTGCTTGAAAGACTTGACTAGACTAATGTGCTTAGCAGTGACTGACTTCTTTGCCTTTACTGGTAGGGTATCTGAATTTACCAAAGCTACAACAAGAGCTACAAAGGCTATAGCTATTACAGCATACCCCACTAGATTCCAATACCATTTTACCATTTCCTCTTTCTTGGCTTTCTCACCTTGCATACATCTCCTTCCCTATGCCTACAAAGGATATGAAGTTGTGTGTTCAATACTATCACCTCCCATCACTTTATTAATCCTTCTCTTAACAATATCTCTCTTACTGTACCAGGTACTGAACCAATCCTCCTTGCTATCTCACTTTGAGTAAGGCCTTCCTCAGCATACAACTTCCTAACCAAATCATAATCATACTTCCTACCTCTACCTGACTTCCTATTCTTGTTAACAGTCAACTCTTTATGTGCTAACTTTCTATATGTATTAGACTCCACAATCTCTAAAAGATGTCTGCTAATACTAGAAGGTCTTGCAGCAGCATTACCAACAGGCATCTTAGCAACCAATGTCAGCACATACTTAAGGTCACTAAGCTCATCCTCATTCAAACTAACTAGAACATTATCCACCCATCTCACCCCAACCATACTTGGCTACACAAAGAGCATCATAGATGTCCTGCTCACAATCATCCTCTATATTGAACATCAGCAATGACCTTGCAGCTATATCATCCTTAGAAGCATTACCATTGCCAAGCACTTCTTTCTTCCAAGTCTTATTGTGTACACCTTCTGGGAAAAGATTGAAACCTATACAAGCCAAAACCACACTGGCATAGATACAAGATAGCTGCATGTGAACCTTCTGATTCTGCACATACACTGGCTCTTCAATAAATACCTTAAGCTGTTTGCCTTCTACTCTTTTTTCCATGAGCCATTGCTCCATACAGTTATAGGCTCCAGCCATCTGCTGGTTAAGATTATTGCCAGTCAATCTATAGATATGGTGGTAAACTTTCCTTGTACCATCATAGCACCCTATGGCTATAGCTTTGGTGCTAGTGTCTATCCCTACAGCTATCACCTGATTTTCTCCTCTCTACCTTGTCCACTAGAGGCTCTTAGAGCCTGTCTAAGCCTACAGAATACCCTGGTTAATAGTAAAGCCCACACCTTTTCCTGATGAGCCTCTAGGTGCCTCTCCTAAACTCCGAGAAGCTTTCAGCCACTTCACCCTGTTACCCTTTCTAGCTCAGTGATAAGCTTCAGCCTTATGTCCTCTGCCTCATCTTCATATTGGCCAGTGTAGGAGACTAGAGCCTGGTTGACTATGCCCCAATGCTTACCTGATAGAAGTATGGCAACAGGATACATAAAGGTGTCAGATAGAATCATCACAGGCCCATCAAGTGTACCCTTTTCAACTTGTATTCCCATCTCATTCTCCTCTCTATTCTCTCCACCAATCAACCAATATCCACAGTCCTAAAAGGATACCCCAAACTGCACTTGGAATTATCCACCAATCAGGTGCAATGTGAATACTGTGCCTGATAAATATGGCACAAGTAAGACCCAACCAAGCTACAATCCCAACCACATACTTAGCAATTGAACAGACAACCTTGTGATACACTCTTTACCTCCCAAACAGCCTTTGTAAAAAGCCTCTTACACCTTTGTTATAAATCCTATCATTGACAACCATACCATTCATACTTATGTATCTATATCCTGTTAGCTTTCTTTCTAAACAGCCCCAATTGTTCATCAACTCCATGTAACTCATGGTCTCATTGTAACAGTCAACCTTCATCCTTATCACACTCACCTTATCCCAAGGAGCACCAAACAGCTTTATCTCTACCCACATTGGCTTATCCATCACTTACCTCCAGCATACATATTGGTTTTGTGCTCATCCTGCATCCTTGATATCTCCCTGCTCACAGTATCCCAGTGACCAGAGTAAATCTCAAAGAGGCCTTCATACATTATTAGTTTTGCTTCTAGGGATGCCTCCTTCTTTGCCAAAGCACCTATGTTAACATTGTCCTCCATGGCTTGAGCCTCCATACTGTCCTTAAGTCTTTTCTTCTCAGAGGCTTTCTCAATCCTATTCACCTCTTTCTTGAGCAGAAGACTCTTACCATTGACTGTATTCTTAAATTCAATCTTAGTTACTTTGGCAAGCCATGCCACATATCCTCTCAGAGCCTCATACTTGAACAAGAGCTTACCAAGCTCACTAAACTCCATATCATTGGTGCTGGGAAAAACATCCTCTTCACCCAGACCATCAATGGCTTTTGGTATAGGCACTCCTTGCTGCCTTACTTCCTCCATAGCTTCATCCAGAGTCTGTCTGGTTGTCCAGACTTCTCTCTCAGGCTTTTTCTTTCCACTAGGTTTCTTACCAGCTGGTTTCTTTGGTGCCACTTTCTCCTCCTCTTCATCATCAGAAATAACATCACAAGTGTGCCATGGTCTTGTCTTTTTCTTATTCCTTGTTACCTCCTCTTTGTAGAATCCATCTACCTCTGCTATGGTCTTTTGTGGAGGCCTAATATGACCCTTGGCTTTACAGTAACCAAAAGCATAATTATTAGACTTGCTTGGCTGCCACACAGGGCACTCACTGCACTTCATTACTCAGTCTCCATAAGGATAATACACACCATCCAGATAATAGTGATACAAGCCATGTTCATCTCTAAACCAGATGACCAAATTACTTGGACTGTTGTTAAGACTATTCCCATCAGCATGGTGAACAACTTCATCCTTGAGTAACCTTCTACCATACTTCTTTTCAGCAATAATCCTATGAACATCCTTCCACCCATTCTTTGTCTTGACTCTCCAGTACCATGTGCCATGTCCATTACTGTGGAGCCTATAGATACCAATGCTCAGACCTTTACCCATTGCTGTTTTCCATCAGCTCTTGCCACCACACCATGTTCTAGTATTTCACCATAACTGCTATGCTCATACCATCCCTTACCACACACACTGCAAATCTTGCCAAGCCCAGTACCTATCTTCCTTAGTTTTGTAGCTTCTTTCTCTGCCTTCTTCCAAGTCTTAAATTTCTTTCTATCTGGCCACTCAGTCCAATTTTTGCTGCTCACCTGTCCAACCTCCTAACAATTGTACAATATTCTGGTCTTATCCAGAATGAAGTCCTACAGAAAATGTCATCCACATAACCTTCTGCTCTAAATTCAGGCCATGATTTGAGAACATTAATAGCCAAGCCATACCTATCAACTCTCTCAGAATTATCAAGTACCAAAAGGCCTCCAGGCTTAAGCTTAGTCATAGCTATAAATAGACACCCAACTCTAGCTCTACCATCTACAATAACATAATCCAATGAACCATCTATCACCACATCAGCAAAGTTGACATAGCTCCTATAACACCTAGCTCTATCAGACACACCTTTATAAAAGCAATGACCATTTGAATTACAATCCTTGTCAGGTGGAAAGAATCTTACCTTTGCTTGAGCATCCATAATATCTTCATGAGCAAGCCACTGGTTGACCCTTACAAACCAAGTGTTATCAGACTCAATGCTCAGCAATACTGATGACTTCTTAGCCAACCAAACTGTTGAAGTACCACTGCCCCATTCCAATCCTACACTACCATCCTTTATCAGCCTATCCATTTCAGCAACAGCTTCTAAGCTCATCCTTGGTTTCATGTTCATAATTACCTCCTACTCCAGCACTCATCTTTATAGTCACACTTCAGACAAGCTTTGGCAGTCATACCCTTATGAGGTCTAACAACTAACTTGTTATCATTGATAGCCTTCTGAACCCTCTTAAATTTCTTGATGGTCTCATCAAATAATGCTTTGTCAAAACTTACTGGTACTGGATGTATCTCTTGTGTATTCTTATTCTCATAGATAAAGACACCATCAGGTATCTTAAGACCATAGCTATAGAGGTTCCATTGCACCTTATGGTCTAGTGACCCCTTCTCTTTCACAAACTTGACATACATGAAGCTATTGCAAGATTTAATCTCAACAATAAGCTTCTTCTTTATCTGGACTATACTGTCAGCACTGCCAACTACTGTTATGGATGGGGCTGGTGTCTTGACTGTATACTTCATCCTTTTCTCATTCTCAATTACAATACCCATCTCTGTGAAATACTTTTGTATCCTTTCATGCACTCCTGTACCATTGTCAAATATCCTCATGGTCTGTGCACCAAAAGGCCTTCTAGAATAACCCTGTAGATAATATTGGATATATCTTTGGCACCTTGAAGCCATACTAGGATGAAAGCAACCATCAGGCTTTCTCATCTGCTGCTTTGTTTCCAAATACATGTCTAACATAGCCAAGATGTTAGTTTCATCCTGTAGATTTGACAGCAAGTCTTTTATAGCCATTCACTCCACGCTCCTCTGTCTGTGTCCCAGCAGCACTTCTTATACTTCTTTCCACTCCCACAAGGACAAGGCTGATTCCTTCCAACCTTTGCTCCTATCCTGATAGTCTCAACAGTAAACTGTTGAGACTTACCTGGAGCCACAGATACAAGTTTGAAACTTGTGTGCTCTCCTTTATCATCTACAAATCTCTCTACTTGCATGCTCACTCCTTTACCAATTGTGTTAGCAGACAAAGATTTCTTTCCACTAGACCTATGATGATATTGAACTGAACCTTAAAGCTCCACTCACCATGCTTACTGTAGAATTCATTGCTCAGTAGAACCTTCCATGTTTCCTCTGTGAAGAAGTGTTTGTGGTCTAGGTCATGGTGTGCCATCTCAGAGCTATAATAAGGCACACAAATCCAAACTACACCACCAGGCTTTAGCACTCTCTCAAATTCTCTCAGCACCCATATTGGGTCAAGACAATGCTCAAGAAAATGAAAGGCTATAATGCCATTCAGACTCTTGTCAGGATAAGGTATTGGCTCATCACCATCAGCATCCCACTCAGGATAATCAAGAGAATCTGCCCAAAAGATAATCTGTTTGCCTGACCCAACATTGACATACTCTCCAAGTTGTGGAGTATCTGTTATCAACTCTCCCAAATCTCTCTTCATTGCTAGCTTAAAGAAAGCCTCAATGCTACTAATCATTTTCATCCCCTTCTTCTTTTGGCTCCACAGAAAATGAAGACTGTACATCAAGCACTGGCTTGCCATCCACAATCATTATCCTAGCAAGCAGAAAGGTGTCTGACTTTATCCCAACAACCACATACTGTACTCTTTCATAGTGAACCATAGAACCATCATCAGTTGTCAGACCAACCATCAAGCCTTTACCATTGAGCACAGGCTTATCATCCTTGGCCAACTCATTCTTGAACCTATCCTTTATCAAATCCCAAACCTCTCCCATCATTTCCTCCATTCCACTAGGCTTGTGTCTGCTACTGCAACCCTATCAGGTTTGTCACCTACACACATGATGTTAATACCAAACTTAAAAGCCTCATCACACTCTGGGCAATTGATAATCCAACTGTACTGCTCCCACTTTCTTTTAAGATTTTTACCATCTGCTCTACTCTCCAAAATAAAAGCTATAAAGCACCCAACAAAAGCTGACACAGCACCAATCCCAAACCCTAACCAGAACATCACAACCTCCTACAAATTGTAGCTTCTATCTCATCCTTAATAGCTTGCTCAACTAAGTCAGGCCTCTTTAGTATCTCATCATCCACAAAGTGAATAACCCTAATGCTATATCTGTCAATAAGCTTCACATCCCTTTTTCTATCTCTCCTTTTATTGTGCCAGACTGAACCATCAGCCTCTATAGCAATCCTAAATTCTGGGAGATAAAAATCAACAATGTAAGGATAGAATTCACATTGCTCATAATACTTGTACCCCAGCTTAGTCAGTATACTGCTAACAGCCTTCTCTATGTCTGTCATCATCCTGCCTCTCCACCAGAAGCATCAAGAGCTTCAGCATAGGACACTGCTACACCAGCTAAGTCTATCAACTGCTTTCTTAGATAAGAAGAATCATCAGCATGATAACACTTATTGTATTCTCTTTCCAATACCTCTCCCCATCCATATACTTCTTTCAGCTTGTCTGGTTCTGTGTTGCTACCCCATATACTTTCTTGCTCAATAACTTTTTCCTTAACCTCATCAATTATTGATACCTTCACAACTTCCACCCCACTTGTTTTTTCAATTCTTCTACAATGTGTACAGCTATATGGTGATACTCATCTATATCCAGTAGAATCAAGTAAACAGATTGCCAATCTTCTTTAGGCATGCTAAGAAAAATCTTCACATCTTTGGCCATACTCATTCCTCCTCTCCCACACCCATGCTTCCCTTCTCAATTAACTCAACAGCCTTGCTGTATGGTATAACTCCAGCACCTGTAGCAAAGCCCACACAGAACAGAATCAGAAAACCATACTCTTGGTCACTCATTCCTTCTCCCCCAATGCTCTTGTTAGTCTACCAAGCTTATCCTTAATCTTCACCTTTGCCACATCAACAGGATAAGCCAGGTGGTGAATCTGGTCAAGATGAAACAGTAAATCATTCCACTGCTTACCTGTCAAATTGAGCTGTATTGTGTATCTCTTTCTAGGATTAAGATTCACCTTTTTAACATCTCCTTTACCAATAGGTTTGCATTGTTTTCAATCCAAAGACAAGCACATACATCTGAACACACATCAACTACCTTTATGTCACCCTTATTCTGTCCAGTTAACTCAACATGAATAGCAAATCTAATAGAGCCTCTGGCATCTAATAACTCAAAACCTCCTGACTTTGCATGGTGAGCACTCTTGACACTAGCAGGTATTGCTCTGCCACATTGGTCACAGACAACTTCAACACTCCAAGTTATCATTTGCCATCTCCATACTCATTATACCTTCCAGCTATAGACCTGGCACACCTTCTACAGACATACCTATCACACCTGCCATAATCATTATTGGCTCTATCAAACCTAACAGCAAACCAACCTTTCTTTAACTTGTGACAGCAACAGCAGACCCATGGCCCACCATTCACAATCACACCCCAAAGCCATTTACTCTTAGCCATGCTCAATCTCCTTCCTGAGCTTTGCTACCACCTTGGGATTCTTTCTCAGCTCAATAGCCATCTTCTCTCTACCCTGTGCCCTAATATCTTTGTACTGGTACCATGCACCACTCCTTTCCATTATGCCAAGCTCTAACCCAAGACTGATAAGCCCATCCTCCCTATCAATGAGACCTTTGTAGTAGAAAGGCACTTCACACTCTTGCCATGGTGGAGCAACTCTGTTCTTCTCTGTCTTAAGCTTAAGGTTGTGACCAATTCTCCTATCACCTTTTATCAGCCACTCACCTCTCCTCACCCTGAGTATTATGCTAGCTGCAAAACCTTGACCCTTTCCTCCTGGTAATACCTCAGGATTGCCAAAGGTCTTACCTATAGTCTCTCTCAACTGATTAAGAAGAAACATGCAAGCACTGCTATTGGCTGCTACTATCTTTCTGAGACCTTTGTTGATAAGCTTTGCTTGCTGGCCCATACTCTGCTGGCCCATTTCTTCTTCTGCTTCTGCTGTAGGTATGCAAGCAGCCAAACTATCAAGTACAACAACACTAACACCAGCTTCAGCTTTGACCATCTTCTCTGCTACATCAAATGCTTCCTCTCCTGAATTAGGCCTTGCTACTATAAGCTGACCCAAGTCCACTCCCAAAGACTGGGCCCACAAAGGATTAAAAGCCTTCTCAGCATCTATATAGCAAGCAAGCTCACCAGCCTTCTGTGCTGATGATACTGCTAATAGAGCTAACAAACTCTTGCCTGAGCTGTAATCTCCAATAAGCTCTGTTATCATCCCACGCGGAAAGCCACCACCAAGCACCATGTCAAGTATTGGAATGCTTGAGCTTATACTATCTATAAGCAGCCTTGTATCAACACCAGACATAGCAATACCATCTCTCAAATACTTATTAAGTTTTTCAATTAACCTTTCTGACTCCATCTTTCTCAACCTCCTCCAAAACCTCAACAGCTATTTCAGGGTATGACTCCCAAACCTTTAACCATGCCCTCATAGCTTGATGACCTCTATTGTTGGTAATAGAATGCCTGGAGCAATACCTAGAAGTCCTGCTATAAGCTGTATATGGTCTATGACAAAACTTACATATGTGTTCTGCCACATAATTAAATGTACTCACTACAACCTCCTTAACATAGTCTTGGCCAACACAATCCTATCATTCTTACCAATGTCAACTGCATACTTGCCATCCTTTACCCTTGAAGCTTTAACCACAATTAAATTACCCATCTTCAAATACTTCTCAAACTTAGCATAAGCATCTGCCCACACTATCAAATCAAAGTATCCAGTCTCATCCTCTAACCCAGCAAAGAGCATCAAGCCATTCCTGGCATGATATTCCTTAACATAAGCAACCTCTCCCATAATCTTGATACTCTTTAAGCTTGTATCCAAATCCTCTATATAAGGTATGTCATAAGCCTCTCTAAGAGGAGCATAAGGCTCCAGAGAATTCTTTATCAAAGACTGCTGGAAATGAGTTAATGCTATCCCTTCTCTCAACCTCTCCCTGAAATCATCTAGCTCTGTAAGGTCTAAGATGTAATTAATATCTCTTTGCTTATCCACCCTTGCCTTAACAATTACTGGTGTGCCTTCTCCTTTCTCCAGCACAGATTGATGAACCATATAAGCATCCACCGAAAACTTATGTCTCCTATAGCCAGTACCATCTTCCATGTTGACATTGGCATACCTCTGACCATAATTCTTGGAGGCCTTCTTCTGCTCATCTGTCCTCTCTTTGAGGTCAAAGTCTCCAACCCTATTGAATTTTATGTCTTGAATAGTACCACATTCATACACAACCTCATTGACATGCTCTTCCATAGCCTCTATCTTGGTAAAGCTTTTGATAACTTGGTCTAGAACATCACCATAATACTCTGTGATGTGCTTCTCTGTTGGTATGGGATAGATACTTGTGACTGTCCTAATATAAGTTTCCTCATCCCAAGGCTCTACTTCCACTTCAATATCATCAATCATCTTACCCTTCTTGCCAGCAGCAACTTCAAATTTTGCTAACAACTCTGCCCTATCAGGATACCATTCACTAAAAGCTCCAACCTTTATCAAATTAGCAATGACTCTCTTGTTAACAATTCTCCTATTGACCCTGGAAAGAAAATCATCCATACCTTTGTAAGGCCTGTGCTCAAGAATAGCTGCCACAGCATTCTCTCCAACATTCTTTATCTTGGCAAGACCTGCCCTCACACCATCATCATCCAGAGAAAAGTCTGCCATACTTTTATTGATGTCTGGTGGTAAAAGCTTGATACCCTCTTGTCTCATCTCTGTTATAAACCTTCTGATGTTATCATCATCTGGCTCCCTGCTAAGCAACACTGAATAAAACTCATTTGGATAGTGCACCTTTAACCACATAGTCCAATAGCTTATCATGGCATAAGCCACAGCATGAGATTTGTTGAAACCATAAGAGCCAAAGTGAAGTATCATGTCATAGATTCTATTGGCTACACTCTCTGGTTCTTTACTCTGTTCATCTGTCAGGCCTTCCACATAAGCTTCATTATCTAGAGCACCCTCAATAAACTTAGGCCTCTCTTCATTTAGCTTATCCACACCATAGGACTTGGCCATGGTTCTCCTGCCAGCATCAACTTCACTAGCACTCCAGTTAGCCATCTTACTAAAGAATGCCATGACCTGCTCCTGATAGATAATACAACCAGCAGTATCTTGAGTTATCTCATCATAAATTGGGTGTACAGGTTTTACCTTACTCTTGCCTTGACTCCTCTTGAGATAGTCCTGTGCTAGACCAGACCTCATAGCTCCAGGCCTATACAAAGCCAAGACAACAGCCAAGTCATCAACATCCTTCATTGGAGCTTCCATGCACATCTTAATAAAGCCTATTGTGTTGACTTGAAAAATGCCAGCACACTTGCCCTCAGTAAACTTCTCAAACACCAATGGGTCATCTCTATCAACCCCATACAAGTCAACCTCTTGTCCTGTCCTCTCTTTCACAAGGTCTATGGTCTGCTTGACTATGGTTAGAGTAGCAAGTCCAAGCACATCCATCTTCACCAAACCAAGCTCATCAGCCTCTCTGTGGTCAATGCCTGTAATGACTTCTCTCTCTTTACCATGACCTGTTGTTTCTATTGGTATGATATCAGTAAGTGGGAAAGGTGCAACCTCAACACCACTAGCATGAATACCTCTTTGCCTTATCCTTCCTTCAAACTTCATGGCATACTTAACAACATCAGGATACTTTCTCTTGTACTCCTTTGCTGCATCAAACTGCTCAAAGGTGTCCTCAATAGTATAAGATGCTCTAGCATCACCCCATGCTCTCTGGATAATGAGGTCTGTTACCTTCTGTGTCTCCTGCCAAGGTACACCAAAGACTCTACCTACATCCTTTAAGGCCTGCTTACCCTTCTGTGTACCATATGTACCAACACTACTAGCATTATCCCTTCCCCACTTCTCAACAAGATAAGCCTTCACCCCATCTCTTTTTGCATCTTCAAAGTCCATATCAAT